ATGCTGCCGCCATGCGCGCACGTAGGTTCATGCGGCGGTGATTGTGACGGGTTTGCCGTGGCCAAGGCGGAGGCCGATGAAGTCGGTTCGCAATTCGGTCACCGGCTGCAACCGCGCCTTCATTTCGGCGAAGATTTGCGCGTCCGTCGGCGAGGTGATGCCGGCGGAAATCAGCGCGGTCTGGCAGGTGTCAAAGAGGTCAAACAGGTCGGAAATTAGTTCGCCAATTTCAACCGGTGTGAGGCCGCCGCTAGAAGGAAGATTGAACTGGACCGTTCGGCCGGCTGCACCGGTCGCGATAATGACCTTGCCGGTCTTGGTGGCCGCGTAGTTGACACCAACCGCCGCGGTCAAAGCAGCCTCAAAGCCAAGGCCAAGCCTAGTCGCCTCTGCGTAGAGGCCACGAAGGAACAGACGCCGGAAGGCTGTGGTTGCTGCCACGAACCAACTGCGAAGCCATTGCTTGTGTAATACAATGCGCGCGTTGCCGAATGTTCACGATTTCGCGGGATTTGCGGGCTTTGCCTTGCGCGTTGGGTTTGGATTGTCCGCCAGCCACGCCAGCGCATCGGCCAGCGTCGCCCGTTTCCCCGGCATCGGGAACCCTGCCTTCCGCATGGCGTAAACGTAGTCAAGCGACCGCTTAAGCGCGGCGGCGAGTTCCTTGGAGGTTAGGAGGTCGGTCATGCTTTTGCCTGTTCACTGACACCAATCAAACCCGCCTGCCACGCGACCGCGATTTGGTAGCGTTCGCAGTCCCACAAATGCTCGCCGTCACGGCCGACGGTAATCCATTCGGTTTGCATCTGGCCGGTCTTGGGATTCGGCCGGGTGCGCCGCACGCGCGCGGCAATCTGTCGGCGGTGATCTTCTGGCGTGTCGCGGGCAATCGTCCAGCCTTCCGCCTTGCCGCTGCGAAACAGGTCCATGCTGTCGGCGGTCATTCCTTCGCTGACGAGATAGAGCGCGCAACTGGTGACCACGGAGCCGGGTTCAAGGCGCAACGGATAGCCGCGGCCGTTAGATTCCTTCACCGGGACACGGACGTTCTTTTCATTCTCACCTTCGCCAACTTTGAGCAGGTAGCCTCCAGCCGCTTCCTCACCTTTGATGGCGGTCCAATCCCAGCGACAGCACGCCGAATAGACGCGATCCGTGAACCCGCTGGAATCGACAATCACGAACTCGCTGCGGATGGCGTTGCGGTTTTGCAAGTCGCGGATTTCGTCCCACGTTTCAAGTCGTCCGGCCCACACCAAACGCGAGCGGCCATCGGCGGCCCATGCGCGGATGACTCCCCAGAAGTGCGCTTGTTGAACGTCAACGGTTAGGAAGCGCGCGACTTCATCGGGCCACGGGTCGCCCATGTTGTAGTCGCTCTCGCGGGTGCCTACCACATCGTTGGCGGGTTCATCCTTCCACGCCTTGGCAAACCGCTTCTGTGTCACCTCGCGCATGAGTTCCATTGTGCCGCGGCGGATGGCTTCTTTGGCTTGCAGCAGTTCAACGGCGATCTGCGGGAGAATGCGGAAGTCGGAAACCATAGCCGACCATGAGAACGAAGCGACGCCGGGGTTAGCGTCGGGGCTTGGTGTGGAGTAACAGCCGTGGCGGTTCAGCATGACGGCGTTGGCGTCGGTCGGTTGATACCGGCGCTGACAGTGTGGGCACTCATACTCAGTGGAGCCGATGACGATGCGGTAATCCCACGTCCCGTCCTTGCGCCTTGCATCAGGCGACCACTTCACGCCGCCGGGCGCGTCCTTTCGGCCAAACGTAAACTGCGGAACGTGATGGCCGTGGCACGCCTCGCAGCGGAATTGCCATTCCTCGCGCGTGCCATCCTTCCACCCTTGGTCCGTCTCGTCGCCGTCGAGTGATCCCGTTGAAATGTCAATGACCTTGCGGTTGTGGGCGAAGCGCGTGGTTCGCTTGTGCATCTGCGTCAGAATGCCCGGTTTCCAAAGCCACGTCTCGTCATTGATGAGGTAACGTAGGTGCTTCATCTGAGCGTTGCCTTCGTTGGCCGCTTGGATGATTAGGCTCATATGCGGAAACAGAATCGCGTTCGTGCGTTTCTTGTGCCGGTTCTGCGGAAACCACTTGGCAACCTCGGGGCAGCTTTCGAGGAAGCGTTGGATGCGCGTTTCGGAGAACTCCTTAGCGTCTTCCTCCGTCGGCGCATTCCATGCCACCGGCCCCGGCGCCCTTGCAATCAGCCACGACAGGAACAACTCCGCCAGCGTGCTCTTGCCGCCGGCAGCCGCGGCCACGATGACGATGCGCCACAGGTCGTCTTGCCGCATCGCTTCCATCGGGCGTATCAGCCACGGCATTAGCTCTGGGTTGAATCGCCCCTCATACGGCGACCACGATCCAAACGTCACGTTGCGAGCGGCCCATTGGTGGATGGATTCGTCGGGTGGCATCTGCCACGCCTCGGCAAATGACGGGGCAATTGTAAAGCTCATGCGTCAGCCTTCCCAAGTATCCCGCACACTTCAGCGAGCGCGGCTTTGTTGTGTCGCAAAATCTCCTTCGCATCCTGGCCGGCGCATCGGGCGGGCAGCTCAACCTCTAGCAACCGCTGAAGCACGGCGCGGGCCTTGGCGTTCAACTCGCGGACTTGCTCAATCACGGCGACTTTCTCAACCAGTTCGCCCACCTCGCGGTCGTGCTCAATCTTGGCGCGCTTGGCCTGCCACTTCTTCAGCTCTTTTCCCCAATCGTTAACGGTATTGGTTTCCGTAGCGTCTCCGGAACGAAACAACCATCGCAGGAGCTTTTCGAGGTCAACGCGGCCGGACCCGTGAAAGGCTGAGCACCCGCCTTTCTTAGCAGCCTTCAGGACATCCATCGGGATTCCTGTAGCGCCGGAGCATGCCTGCATTGAGGCAAATTCCGGCAGAGCTTTATCGTTATTCCTTGTGTTTCTCACTGTTTTTACCTGTCACGGATGCTGTTTGCACTTTCGTCACCCGAAGGGGAAAGGGGGAAATCTAAAAGTTATCTATTGAAATTCTCCAGACTGTCCGACTTGCGAAGGTTGTCCTTGGCCCAAAGCGGTTGGAGATTCGTGAAGTGGAAGCACTTGCGCTGCTCAGTCTCTTTTGACAGGTCGAAAGCTGCGCATGGAATGATGTGGTCGATGTGCCATCCATGCACCCCGTAGTTATCCCACGTCATGCCCGGCAGGAACTTGGCTTCAAGATGCGCTTTCAACTCATGGTGAGTGCATCCAACAATCTCGAAGCTCCGCGCCGACTTCGGATTCCCTTTCAGAACCTTCCACAGCCGGTGCCTTGTTGTTCGCCTAATTCGCGCGGCCGGGTTTGCTTTTATGCGTTGGTATTGCCGCTTCCATATCGCTTCACCATTGGCTTCGTATCGTTTCTTGGAGGCGATAGCATTCCGACGCTTTGCCGCTTCCTTAAACAACGGCAAATCGCCCACCGACTTCCTCCCGCTCTTCTTCCGACTGTTGAGCATTGACGCATCGTCAAGCCGTTGCTGCGCCTGCTTAGCGATAGCGTCTGCCGATTGCGCCCACTTTAACCGCATTGCGTTATTGCCCCTGATTCCGTTTTGCCGGGCTGCATCACTGACCCCAGCAAACCGGACCCATCTAGCAACCTGCCCCTTGTTCTTCCTCAGCAACCTGCCAATGCGCACACACCCAAGCCCTGCCGTGTAAAGGCAGACGGCACAGCGCCAGTGTTCAATCTTTGGCTGCTTCACGATCTTGTTACTGTCGTAGTTTGCTCTCATTGCATTCGTAATGCTCTCCGCCCCCTTTACCCCACTTACCTTGCCCGCCCCCGTGGCGCCCCCTTCCCTCGCGATTGCGTGGCCTTCCTGTTTGCTCACTTGGTTGCCTTGTTCTGATTCGTCCCCGCATCCCACGCCGCCCACGCGATGCACTCATGCTCAGGCGAGCCGTATCCGGGAATGGTGCGGACCAGTTCGCCCCACCAAATGCGGAAGCGTCGGCGGGATTCGATTTGGAAGTCGATGCGGTTAAGCTGTTTGTTGTTTGGTTTTGGTTTCATTGGCTAGAATTGATGGCTAAAGAAATCATCGCGTCCCGAAAAAGCTCTGGCGTCGCGTTTGCTTCTCGCTTGCTTAAACTCGGTTTGTTTCTCCATGGCTCACTGGCCCGGATTCCTTGTCGGCACGGCATGCCGACTTGGTGAGTTCCTACAATCCTTTCCCATATTAGCTCCGCTGGTGGTGGTTTTCCGTAGTAATACAGCCAAGTTGCTTTGTTGGCGCGGTGTCCGTAGGCGGATTGCCACACCTCACAAACCCATCCTCCGCATGTAACGCGCTGCCAACCCATAGAAATGGGAGGCGCAATGTCGTGAGCGGCGAACGCCTTAGACATAGCCGGATGTTCCAAAACACCTCCGCAGCGTCTTACATGCTTTACGGCGGCAGCAAAACATCCATGGTCGTTCCCTGGTTTGTTATGCTCGCCGCCCCATCGGGCATAGTTCACGGCGCATAGGTTTCCCCATAGTTGGCATGGCGGATGAGCTACCACCGGTAGGTTACCATTGTATCGGCGAGCATCGCGGGACTCTGGCCATGCATCCACGAATGGAAGGCTAGCGTAGCAACCGTCCGGTTGCACAAATAACGCCGCCACCAAATACGGATATGATTTTGTCTCAATCCTCAATCGGTGACCCTTCCTCAAAGCGTGTTGTCTCCCTGTGAAAGCTGAGACGGATTTCATCCAGCCCGCCGTTGCGTTGCTTGGCGACTAGAAGGTTGACCTGCACAACCACGTCTGACGGTTCGTGGTTCGGGTCTTCCTTGTAGAGGAAGCAAATCACATCGGCGTCTTGTTCGATCTGCCCCGACTCCCTTAGGTCGCTCAGTGTTGGCTTCCGCTCCTTACCCTTTTCAATGTCACGGTTCAACTGAGCCAAGGCAATCACCGGCACCTTCAGCTCCTTGGCCAGTCCTTTGATGTCATTGGATATTTCAGCGACGGAGGCTTGCCGGTCAGCCTTGTCTAGCCTTGGCCGAATCAGAGTTAGATAATCAATGATGAGCAGCCGGATTCCGTGCTTCTTATGCCAACGCCGCGCCTTGGCTTTGATCTGAGCCATCTTTAGGCCGGAGCGGTCATCGATGTAGAGCGGGAGCTTGGAGAGCTTGGTGGCGGCGCTTGTAATCAGCCGCATGTCTTTCTCGGTCCAATCCCCCTTTTGCACGTTGATGCGTGCAATGGTTCCAAGCGCGCGCTGATTCAGCATGCTTGCCGTCATCTCAAGCGAGAAGATGCCGACACCGCATCCAGCCTCCGCAGCGACCATTCCGATTTGGACGGCTAGCGATGTCTTGCCGCACGAAGGCCTGGCGCCGATGACGATCATGTCGCTTGGCTGCAATCCTCCGGTGAGCTTATCGAGTGAACGGATTCCGGTAGGTAGTCCGGTCATCTGGCCGCCGAACCTTTGCTGAATCGCATCTATCGCCGCGCGGACGTGTTCCTTCTGTGTTAGCTCAATCTCGCCGGCCCCTGAGTCCTCGCCGACTTTGAGGATTTCGCGCTCTGCCTCGTCAACCAAGGCGTCAATGGGTCCGCTGGCTTCGTAAACCTTGCCGACGATGCCAACGGCCGCTTGAAGCAAATGCCTCAGCGTGGACTTCTCTTTGAGGATGCTCAGGTAGTAACCAAGATTGGCAACCGATGGCACCTTGCCGTCTAGTTCGGACAAGTAAGCCAACCCGCCGACGCCTTCCAGTTGCCCAGCATCCTTTAGCCGTTGCTGAAACGAAATGAGATCAATCGGTTGCTGAGCATCCCACATGGCGACCAAGTGCGAATACAAAACCTGATGCCGCATGTCGTAGAACTCAGCTTCCCCGCGCTTCAACGCTTCAACCGCCTGGCCGATGCACTCATTCGGCGAAATGAGGCAGCAACCCAAGACGCCCTGCTCCGCTTCTAGGGAGTGAGGGGGCAGGCGGTCCAGCACGTTCGGCTGAAGATTTATGACGCGGGCATTACTCACGGAATGTCATACTCCCCTATCGGCAGCGGTTCTTGCCCGGCTTGCATTGCCTCAAGCTGTTTCAGCAACGCCTTGTATTCGTCCTTCTGCTCTTTGGTCGCCGTCTTGGAGTTGTATTTCAGCCAGTTCCAGTTTCCAGGGTGAGTGTCGATGCGGGCTTCGAGTTCTTTGATCTGCACGAACATGGGTTTGGGTTTTGATGCAAGAGCCGGCTGTTTTGAATCCCCTCCCCACTTCTTCCAATTCCCACGCCAAGTCCGCATGGCCGCTTTCCAATCGACAATGCCTTTCCATCCCCTTGCTTCGTGGTGATTCAGGAATTGATCTGCTTCATCGGCCGGCAATCCGATTTCGGCGGCGTTGGCGATGCACATTTCCAGCGTTGGCTTTTCCAGCCTCATCCTAGGCTTTGGAATACTTGGAGCATCGTGGGGGCTAGGGGGCTTGCCCCCTATGTCTTTATCTGCTTCTGCTTCTGCTTCTGCTATGTCCCTGTTTTGCGTTACGGAGCGTGACGAAGCGTTACGCGTAACGCCTAGTAACGCCTTGTCACGGTGCCGTTGCTGGCGTTTTGCGTTCCGTTCCTTTGCATCCTCCTTTGAGGCTTCGTGCCTGTATTTGGCGTAATTCACCAGCGCCCATCCTCCGTCGATTGCTTCCAGTCGCCTCCCTTCGTTGTCGGGTGTCCGCGAAAACGGGTCCGGCGAGAGGAACTTGGCAATGGCAGCTTGGCACCTTTCCAACGGGACGCCGGCAGTCCTAGCAAGCCCTGGAATGCTTCCGGCGACTTCGCCGTGCTTGTCTGCCAGTGCCAGAAGGGTGATCCAAACAACCTTGGTGTCGGAGTCCTCGCACCACAGGGAGCTTTGCAGGATGCTTTGATGAACTTTGGTGAATGCCATGTTTAGAACCAAAACACCCACCGCAAACCGGGGTGGAAACTCACGGAAGGCTGCCGCGACGTTGCCCGGTCTGGGTGGGTGAAAGTTGTGTTCATGAGCCTTTGTAGGTTGCCTCGCTAGGTTTCCACGCCTCGCGCTGCTAGGCCGTTGCTACAAAACATCCCGGGGATGTAAAGAGGCAGTTGCGGAGGGTCATGGTGATTCCCCCTTCATCCTTTGGATTTCCGCGCGGGCTTTGTCCAGTTCCTGGCGGAGCTTGTCGCGTTCACGGCGCGTGCATGTTATGGATTGATTGTTCCGGTTTACGTCGCTGCTTTTTACCTGCGTTTCACATTTGAAATGGAAGGCGTGATCCATCCAGTTGACTGCAAGGCATGAACCGCAGAACGGGCAGGTGGTCACGGCTTGGACTCCTTGGCTTCTTTCCACGCACGCACCGCCTGATTGTCTGTCGCCCACAGTGCGTTGACCATGTAATCCCCCGCCTCCACCAGCCGGCGGATGCGCTCTTGGGCGGCGGCTAACTTGTCACGCAACACATCCATGGAATCCACATAATCACGGCAATCGGAATCGGCGCAGAGTGCAGCGTATTCCTCATTCGTGATTCGGTCGGCCTGATGCAGTTCAAAGCGGGCGCCGCGCACCACGCCCTTCCAGTAAAGGTGGCGCTCGTTGGCTTCGGCCAGCTCGCGTTCGAGTTGACGGGCGATTTTGGCTGGCACTACGTCGCGATTTCCGAATCTGTCGGCAGACCCGAAGCATGAGTCAGTCCTCGGTGTTGGTGTGTCGCTCATTTCAACCTCCGTTCCGCGTCTTCGATCATCGCAACCAACTGTTTCGCGTCATCAAATGACCAACGCTCGGTTTTGATCGTGAAGTATTTTCCGCCCCCGCCGTCGTGAGATTCGATTTCGATGAACTGGCCAATTGTGCCGTCATCGCAGCAGTCGTTTTCTTGGCTGTAGGTTAGCATACCAGCTTCAAGAACTGGTTCTTTGCTTGGTGTGTCGCTCATGCTTTTGCCTCCATTGCTTGTGTAATGCGGTGAGGGTTGTTCAAGAAAACAGATCCTTCGCTTCAACCTCTGCCCGACGGAGGTTATCTATGGCTGTTTTCCAATAGCTCGTCTTCAACTCCGATCCGACAAAGCGCCGGCCCATCTTGACCGAGCAATAGCCTTCCGAACCAATGCCTGTGAACGGTGAGAACACCAAGTCATCCTTGGCGCTCCACATGTGCAAGGCGCGTTCGATGACATCCAACTGGAGCGGGCAGATGTGGCGCTCGTCGGCATCTTCCCGCGCGATTTCTCCGTTGAGCACACGTCCCTGGTTAACCGTCATCCAGACGGGCGATGCGATCTCCTGCCACAAATTCAGCGGGAACGATGTTTCGTCGTGCGTGATTGGCTTCGGGTTGTCGCCTTTCTTTTTGAAGACCAGCAGATAGTCCGGCGCTCCGACGCGGCTCTTGCTGCTATCGGTCCGCAGCGTCTTGTAGAGCAGCCCGTGTGCTTTGGTGCGCTGCATTTCGGTGACCGGCGACTTCCAGATTGTGATGCGCGAATGAAACAGCCAGCCGCGTTGCCGGAACGCCGTGGCAATGGCGCCGCTGAAGTCCTTCAGTTCGATGTTGCCATCCTTCCACTTGGTCGCCAGCAGGTCGCAGCAATGAACCGCGCACTCGCGGCCCGGCATCGTGACGCGATGCAACTGGTCGATCAGGTATCCGAACTGAACCATGAACTCGTCGAGTCCGCCGCAGTTGCCCATGTCTTGGATGTCCGACGAATAGGTGAACAGGTCGGCAAACGGCGGGCTGAACACGCTGAATCCGATGGACTCGTCGGCAAGCGTGCTGGCGACGCGGACGCAATCGCCGTTGTAGACGGTCCACTTTCCTTCTGAAACCGATTCAATGTCTGTCTTGAGTGTCACGATGTTCGATGCTCCCTCTAGTTGGCTTTTGGTCTTGTTGATTAACGCACGCATGGATTCGTGCTGAATCTGCTTTCGGATTACCGTCTTGAGGATGGATTCCTGCCGACGGGTTTGGACGATGTAACGGTTGACCTGTTTTTTCTGGCCAAACCGATGAATCCGTTTTCCGGCCTGATACATCTTCTCAAACGAGTGAGACAGGCCGACGAATATCTCATTCCAGCAATGCTGCCAGTTCAGCCCGAACCCAGCCAACTTCGGCTTACTGACGATGACCCGCTTTTGCCCGCTGCTAAACGCCAGTAGGTTGCGCTCCTTCACGTCCGACGACATTGATCCGGTAACCTCAACAGCATCCGGTATCATAGACGCCAACAGTTCGCTTTCTTCGTTAGCCTCGCACCACACAACGAACGGGTCCGACGATTTGTTGACGATGTTGGCAGCCGCTTCCACGCGCTCTTTCATCGTCTTGCGAAGCTCAGAATGAAGCTCAGTCGCGGACACTTCGTTGGACTTGAACAGTTCGCCCGTCTCAAAGTCCGGCGCTTCCTCAAACTCCACATTTATGATGGTCGTGTTGACCGGAGGCAACGCGAAGCCAGCATCATCAAAGCCGATGTCGGAAGGCTTGGAGATGCACACAGCCCACGACGACACCCATTCCCAGAACAGGTCTTCCGCGTGCCCTTTCAACCGCCAGGTGCCAGTGTCAAACGTGTCATTGATGAAGTAGGTCGCCAGCATTTCAGCCGGTGAACAGATCCCCAGGAAGTCGGCGTGCTGGCCAAGCTCCGTGAAGTCGTTTGGTGCTGGCGTTGCCGTGCAACAGAGCCGATACGGCGTGGCGCTGAATCGGTCCGTGATGTAGCGTCGCAACTTTCCATCAAAGGATTTCAAAATGGACGATTCATCCAAGACGACGCCGGCAAATTGCACGTCCTCGAACTTGTCCAATCGGTCGTAATTGCAGACGCAAAGGCCCGATGTTGGAACGTCCTCGCGTTCCTTCAAACGGTGAACCTTCGGGAATCCAAACCGTTCCGCTTCCAGTTGCGTTTGCTGCGCCACGGACAGCGGACAGAGAATAATCACAAGCCCGCCCGTGTGTTGCTGCACTTGGTTTGCCCATTCGATCTGCTGGATGGTTTTGCCTAGCCCGCAGTCCTCAAACAAGGCGCAGCGTCCTTTCTTCACCGCCCATGCGACAATCCGCTTTTGCCACTCAAACAGCGATGCCGTGAAAGGCTTGTGCTCAAAGCCAGTGTCAAAAGCTTTCCTGACCTTCGATGCTACAAACTCGTCGTAATTCTGTTTTCGGTTGTTCATTCGTTTCCAGTCATTGCTTGTGTAATGTTCACCGCCAGTTGCTCAACCCGCTCCCGCTCCTGCGGCTCCGTTGTGATCCTGTTCTGAACCGCTCGAACTGAGAGCAAAACGGTCGTGTGATGCACGCCGGCCTGTGCGCCGATGTCTTCCAGCGTCAGCCCCAGCTTCGTCCGCGCGAGGTAGAGCGAAACCTGCCGTGGGAATGCCACGCGAGGCTGCCGCGACTTGCCCAGCATCAGGTGCAGCGGCACGTCGTAATGTTCCGCGGTGCGGAGTCGGATTCGGTCTAGGGTGAGCATGGGGTTCATGTTGCTGCGCTATTCATCACACCCATCATCATCCACGTTGCACCGCTCGGCACACGCCAGGGCGGCGTCCTCATCGCGGAATATCAACGGCCGGTCTTTCCCGTGTGGCGCGTTGTCGTAAAGCGGCAGGCCGCTCGGATCAATCACATGCCAGCGGCCGGGCGCGTATTCCTTGGCGTAATACCGCGCCGCCGCTTGGTTACCAACCTCACTCACGGCCCACCTCCTGCGTCAGCGGTGAAATCTGAACGTCACAGCCTGTCTCGCTGCCGTAGGTCTTCACGACGTTCAGGCTTACAACCACGCTATCATCGGTCCACGCGCTTACGTCGGTCAGAGCGTCCAGCACTGCCTTGGCGAGGTTGTCCGCGTCTGGCTTGCTGGTCACGTAGCGCGGTGCGTTGGGTTTCAAATCCCATCCGCTTGCCCGTAAGTGCGACTTTGGCCGCGGCATAACAAAGCGCATGGCGACGGCGACCGGACCCATATAAACGGGTTTCACAAGCTCCGCAGACCGGCCCTTGAACTCCGCGCGCACGCATCCCTTCCACGCATCGGCGGTGCCAGGATCGTAAACGCCGGCATGGTTTCCGCGCTTGAACGCTTTGACGCGCGGTTGGCCTTTGGGCAGGCCGGAGACGAAGAAGTGAAGTGTCCTCATAGCGTTTGGATAAAGTCCGCGGTTTCCTGCCACTCAATGCACGGGCGCAAATCCTGCCATGATTTGAGCGCGATCTTGGCGACTTCAATAGCCTCGCTGCGTGACAGAAGCGGGCTGTTAGTTTGGATGGCGTCAGCGGCGCGATTGAGCCACGCGGCGCGGCGTGCGAGGAATTGTTCAGTTTCTTTGCTCATCGCGCGCCCCCTTCCAAAAGCTCCGGTTGGCTTGGGTCCGCAATCGCCTCCGAATCTTCCTCGCCGTCGATCTTGGTGCGGACGGAGAATCCGGCTGCCGGTGTTGAGCAAACCGCGTTGTGCGTTTTAGCGAGCTTGAAGGTGAAGGAAACGGAGAGCGTTCCGTCTTCAGAGTTTAGCAGCGCATCGGCCGCTTCAGTGCAGCAATTGGCCGCGAGTTCTCGGGACTGTCGCTCTAGCAGCGACTGGATTACCGATGGTCCGAATAGGGGAGGATTCATGGGGTGATGGGTTGAGGTTTAGAATGGAACTTCCGAACCGTCATCGTCGTCAGGCTTTGCCGGTTGCTTCGCAGTTAGCGGCAGGCTCGCCGTCTTGGTGTCAGGCCGGCGGATGTCGGCCTTCTTCACGACGTAATCCTTCACGGCGTTCTTGGCCTCAAAGTTACCCTTGGCCGGCTCGGTGCGGATTTGGACAATGCCTTCGCGTCCAATCATGTCATCGGCCGTGAGTCGGCCGGAGTCGTATTTGGAAAGCAGTCCGGTGGCCTCGCAGAAGTGGCGGAGCTTGAACTCCATCAGCGGGCTCAGGTAATCGTAAACGAAGCGGCTTGCCTCGCCTTTGTAGATAACCAGCTTGAGCTTGATCTGCTCATTGCCTTTCGTGCTGATTCCTTCCTCTGCCTCTTGAACGCGGAAGTCGTAGCTTCCGTCTGGCCAGAGGTTCTTCTCTTTGAGTTGAGCTTCTGTCTTGGGTGTAAACGTCATGGTGTTATGCGCTGATTTTCTTCTTCAGGAACGTGATCCACTTGGTGATTTGGTCGGATGTCATCTCGGACCAGTCGGAAACTTCGGCCTTCTCAAAGCCTTTCTGAATGTCCGCTTCAGGAATGCGGACAATCTCCAGAAGGTGCTTTACCTCGGCGACCTGGGCCGGCAGCGCGAGCGTGATGGCTTCGGAGGCTGCCTCAACAGCATCCTTGCCGGCGCGGGAAGCAAACTCGGCGTATTCGAGCGGGAATGTTTCCTGCTCTGGAAAGGCTAGCAGCCGCGTCTTTTTGACTGTGGCGTAACGGGAAGCGCCGCGACGGGTCGCTTGAATCGCAAGGTCCAACTCATAACGGAGCTTTTCCCACACGTCCTCAACGCGACCAATCTCCGTTCGCTGGCCATCCACCATGCCCCATTCCGGGACTTCGTGACATATGAACCAAATGTTCATGTCGAGTAGGTTCATCCACTTCACAAGCCGGCGCATGGCTGCGACTGCTGGCTTCTTGGAAGCCCCAAACTCATCCTTTTTTCCGGCTTGGCTGATGCGCTCGCTCTCGTTGGCAATCGTCGTCTGAAACAACTTGGTCAAACTGTCCACAATGAGCGTCTTGTAGGGATGCTGCTCCGTGCTCAACGCCTGCATCTGCTCAATCAGCGTGTCAAACGATAGGGTGCCATCCTCCGGCCCCATGTAAGCCCCACCGGAAGCCTTCAGAAGCT